TTAGTGATAAAATTAAATCTGTTTTATTTGCTAAATCGGCAGAAAGAATTGAAGTTGCCAAACCACATGTTGCTAACATGATGTTCAGTGATAAATATGAAACCGAAGAAACAGAGGATCAAGAATAATGGCCAATACAATTAAGGTTCTTGGGGCAGAAGCAGCACTTCCAACAACAACTGCAACTGCTACAACTTTTAGTTCAGCAACAGTTGTACGTCTTTTTAATTCTGCAACATCTGCGGATCATTTAGTCACTGTAGTTGAGACACAAGGTGGAACCGTTATTGGGTCTTTCACTTTAGCAAGATCGCAATCTGAACTTTTACAAAAGTTACCATCACATTGTGTGTTTGCAGCAAATGCTGCTGTTTTGGGAGCACAAGTAGGATTTACAAACTAGAAAAATGAAACTTATCACAGAAGAAGTCTCACAAGTTAAATTTATTACTGAAGGTAAAGGATCATCTAAAAAGTGTTATATTGAAGGAATTTTTCTTCAGGGGGACATTACCAATAGAAATGGTAGAATGTATCCCATGGAAACTCTTTCACGCGAGGTAAAGAGATATGATGAAAACTTTATCCAAAAAGGTCGTGCCTTAGGAGAACTTGGACACCCTGATGGTCCAACAGTAAATCTTGACAGAGTGTCACATAAAATTATTTCTCTTTCTTGTGAAGGAAATAATTTTAGAGGTAAAGCACAACTTCTTGAGACTCCCATGGGTAAAATTGCAAGATCTCTCATTGATGAGGGAGTTTGTCTTGGAGTTTCATCTCGTGGTGTTGGATCACTCAAGATGACTAATGAAGGTCATAAGATTGTAGGCGAAGACTTTATGCTCGCTACTGCTGCTGATATTGTCGCTGATCCATCTGCACCTGATGCATTTGTATCTGGAATTATGGAAGGTAAAGAATGGGTGTGGGAAGGTGGTATTCTTCGTGAACAACTTGCCGCTCAAACTCAAAAGAGAATTAATACATTAGTCGATCAAAAAAGACTTGAAGAAAATAAGTTAAATTTATTCAACGAATTTCTTTCAAATCTTTAATTTATAAATAAATATAGATTAAATATACAAAATCTAAAACAAATGTCCGTTGGTAGCAATTTACAAGAAATGGAAAACGTAGTAACCAAAGGGGCTGCACCTGCTGAGCCAATGACTTCGGCTGGTATTCCAGTTGAAGACCTCGGCGGTCCTACTCCCGAAAATTATCGTCCCGATGACGATTCAGCAAAACTCAACACTCCTGGCGCATCTTTGGCTCAGGTCAAAAATGTTGTTAATGCGAAAGCAGCGGCAGCAGATGCAATGAAGGAAGAATCTGAGGAAGAAGAAGACGTCATTGAAGAAGAAACAGACGAGGAAGAAGATCTCGAAGCTGGTGAAGAGGGTGATGACGAAGAAGAGGAAACTGATGAGGAAGAAGTAGTAGAAGAAGATTTTGACATCGAAGAAGATGTTAATGCTCTTCTTGCTGGCGAAGAACTTTCCGAAGAGTTTCAAGAAAAAGCACGTACAATCTTTGAAGCGGCAATCAGATCAAAAGTTGCCGAAATCAGAGGTTCTCTTCAAGAGGCTTATGAATCCGCTCTTGTAGAAGAGATTACTACTATCAAGTCTGAACTCACAGAAAGACTTGATGCATATCTAGAGTATGTTGCTGATGAGTGGTTCCAAGAGAATGCACTCGCAGTTGAGCACGGACTTAAAACTGAAATGACTGAGAGTTTCCTCTCAGGCATGAAGCAACTTTTTGAAGATCATTATGTAACTGTTCCTGAAGATAGATATGATGTAATCGAGAGCATGGTAGATAAACTAGATGAAATGGAGTCAAAACTCAACGAGCAAATTCAAAGAAATGTTGCTCTTAATAAAAGATTAGCCGAGTCAGTTGCTGATGTAATCTTTGCAGAAGTCGCTGAGGGTCTTGCACTTTCTCAGAAGGACAAACTCGCTTCTCTTGCCGAAAATGTTGAGTTTGAAAGTGAAGCAGACTATCGTGAGAAGCTGGTAACACTGAGGGAATCATATTTCCCATCAAATGCTGGTACTCAAAGAAGCGCAACTGAAAATCTCTCAGAAGAAGTAAATCAAACCGAGCAAGAGGCTCTTAATGAGTCTGTTTCTCCAATGATGGCTGCTTATTTAGAGACTCTTTCAAGAGCTTCTAAAAAGTGATTTTTAAATCATAATCAAACAACAATTTTTTCCAAAGAGGTAAAAACAAATGCAAATGTTCAATGCAGAATATTTGCAGGAGAAGTGGGCACCTATCCTGGACTATGAGGGTCTTGATCCAATCAGAGATTCGCATCGCAGATCGGTAACCGCTGTCCTGCTCGAAAACCAAGAAAGAGAACTTCGTGAAGAGAGAGCATTCCTCTCCGAAGCTCCAACCGTCAACACAAATACCGGTGCCAATGCAGGTTTCTCTGCTGGTGCATCAACTCCTGTTGCTGGTTTCGATCCCGTTCTGATCTCACTGATCAGACGTGCAATGCCTAACCTGGTTGCTTATGACCTGGCAGGTGTTCAACCAATGAATGGTCCTACTGGACTCATCTTCGCAATGCGTTCCCGCTACAACAATCAGACCGGAACTGAAGCATTCTTCAACGAAGTTGATACTGCATTCTCTGGTCAAGATAGTGGCAAAAATCTTACCAGTGGATTTACTGGTGGTGCTGTTGGTCTTGGTACTACAAGCCAGCAAGGAACCAACCCTGGTGCGCTTGATCCTACCGTAACCTCATCTGGCGATGCAACTACCTACAACGTAGGTCAGGGTATGCGTACAGATGACGCCGAGAACCTTGGACAGGGTGCTGGCGATCACTTCAACGAAATGGCATTCTCGATTGAGAAAGTCACCGTTACTGCAAAATCACGTGCTCTGAAAGCCGAGTATTCACTCGAACTCGCACAAGACCTGAAGGCAATTCACGGTCTGAATGCAGAGGCTGAGCTTGCTAACATCCTCAGCACTGAAATTCTTGCTGAAATCAACCGCGAAGTTATCCGTACCATCTATAACGTTGCTGAGTCTGGTGCTCAAGCAAATACCGCTACCGCTGGTACTTTCGACCTCGATGTTGACTCCAACGGTCGTTGGTCTGTTGAGAAGTTCAAGGGTCTTATCTTCCAAATCGAGCGCGATGCCAACGCAATCGCACAAAGAACTCGTAGAGGGAAGGGTAACATGATCCTCTGCTCTGCTGATGTTGCTTCGGCACTTACCATGGCAGGTGTTCTTGATTACACCCCTGCACTCAACGCTAACCTCAACGTTGATGATACTGGTAACACCTTCGCTGGTGTTCTGCAAGGTAAGTATCGTGTATACATCGATCCTTATGCTGCTAATGCTACCGCAGCTTCACCTAACCAGTACTACGTTGTAGGTTACAAGGGTTCCAGCCCATATGATGCTGGTCTCTTCTACTGCCCATATGTACCTCTCCAAATGGTTCGTGCCGTTGGTCAGGACACCTTCCAGCCCAAGATTGGCTTCAAGACCCGTTACGGTATTGTTGCTAACCCATTTGCTGAAGGCACAACTGTTGGCGCAGGTGCTCTCAACCGTAATGCAAACCGTTACTACAGAAGAGTCAAGGTAACCAACCTAATGTGATCTCGATTCACATATCTATCAGAGGGTCCAATGGACCCTCTTTTTTTATCTAAATAGATATAAAACTAGTATGACGATGAAACCCACTCCAAGACAATCTCAAGAGATTAACAAAAACTACGAGAAAGTCGTCGAGCATTTAATCAAAGAAGGATATGCCGACGATAAAGAATCTGCAGATAGTATTATTACTGGAATGAGTGAAACGTGGTTTAATTTAATTATTACTGACTGAACCTTTAATGACAAGATATAATTTTGTAAATCAAATTTCAAATCGAAATTTCTTGTCCTCAGTAGGATTTAAATTTACACTGGCAAAATATCCCAAAATAGATTTTTATTCTAACAGTGCTAGAATTCCAGAAATTTCTCTTGCAACAACAATACAACCCAATTATCTGAAAGATCTTGATGTTCCTGGTGAGAAATTAACTTATGGAAATTTGACTATTAAATTTTTGGTTGATGAGAATATGGAAAATTATATTTCTCTTTATACGTGGTTGACTGGATTAGGTTTTCCAGAAACACCACAACAATACAAAACATTGACGACTAGAGATGATGGTATAAGAGATGGGAAAGAGGCATTTAGTGATGGGACTCTTCGTATTTTGAATAGTAACTTAAGAGAAGTTGCAAAAGTTAAATTTTTAGATCTATTCCCAATTTCATTAAGTTCACTCGATTTTGATGCAACGACAACTGACCTCGAATACTTTACAGCAGAGGCATCTTTCAAGTATACTGTATATACGCTTAAGAGTTCAACTTAATGGATCTTGATAAAATTCAGGAGATGTGGCAGAAGGACTCTGTCATTGATCCCGATAATCTACACGATGAATCGTTAAAAATTCCACAACTACACTCCAAGTATTATACACTCTATAATACGATTACACTATTGCGTGAAAAGGCAAGAGAGTCTTATAATCGAATTAGATTAGAACGTTATAATTATTATACAGGAAAGGCTCCAATGGAAGTTTATGAGGAAGAACCGTTTCCATATAAGGTTCGGGATAAAGAGGCATTACAGAGGCATATGGATGGCGATGCCAAGTTAAGTCAACTAGACCTTAAAATAAGATACTATGATGTTATGTTGAAGTTCTTGGAGGAAATAATTAAGTGTGTTTCCAACAGAACTTTTCAAATCAGGAATGCCATCGAATGGCACCGCTTCCAGGCTGGATTTAACTAAATAAAAGAAACTGTCTATAGAGATGAAGACGTTTAAAGAATTTATATTTGAGTGTTACTATATTCTAGAACAAAAATGTTTTATTGAAGATTCATTTTTGTTTGAAGGTAGATATAAACAAGAAAGTGCTTTTATAAGATTGTTTAGACAAGCTAGAGGATCTAAAGATTGGTCTAAAGCAGCAAAATTGATGGATCAAGGAAAAGAAAAAGAAGCTCTTGAGTTAATGCAAAAAGTCGCTGTGAGCCTTAAAAAAAGAATTTCTGATGCTAGAAATAATTCAAGTAGTCCTTTAAATTATGGAAGATCTAATCCAAAAGAATATGTAAAAGGAAAAACCAGTGAGAGCGAAGAATCTTTCTATGATAATTTGGATGCAGTAGCAGATGCAGTGGCACACGCTCCATTAGAAAAAAAATTTAGAAGTGCAGTGACATCTAAAGTTTTCTTGGGAAGACAACTTTTTGGAACAGGAACTGATATTGGTAGACTTACACAACTGGCTCAGGACGCTGGTATCACAAGTCAAACTTCAACGGCAGATTTTAGACTTTCTTCCTTAAGAGATTCTACAAAAGGTAGTGTTGGTGGATCTTTAAAAGGTGGGCCCGCACAGATTGCAACTGCAGAACCAGGAGATTTTAGAGCAGCAGTTCAGTATGCTGCTCAAGTTTATGCGGAAAAAGAAGTTCCAGAAACTGAAAAAAATTATGAAAAAAAGAGACAAGAAATAATTGATAGACTTGTTTCTTCGGGTAATGAAATTGCTGCTCAAGGAGAATCTCAAAGAATACCAAAGGATAGAAAATCTGAAAATAAACCAAAAGTTGCTGAAGCACAATCTATTTTAACTAAAATGTATGCTGATCATCCAGGATTTGATTCTATTCTTTCCAAAACTTTTGCCAGCGGTTCGCACAGATTTCAAGAACCAGGAACTAAACCAGATCCAAATAAAGATATTCCTGGAACAGCATCAATTATGGTTCATACTCCAGAACCAGGGCAAAAGGGAAGAGAGTTTGCGATAGAACCAATTTCTCAAACCGAACCAGTGCAGGGTAGGGCTGCTCAAGGAAGAGGTGCTAGTAATCCAACAAAAGGTCCAAGAATTCAAAGACCAGGAACCGTTAGATTTGATGTTAATGCACCTCCTGAAGGCGCCGGCACTTTATCCAAGTTTAGAAGAAGAGTTTCTGCAGCACAACACGCTCAAACAACAGCAGAACTAGAGCAACAGGCAAAGCAGGCAGATGCAAACTTATCTGCTGCACGTGCAGAGGTCGATAAGGCTAATGATCCATCAGAACTCCGTTATGTAGATGGAACTGAACCTCTGATACAAAACAGAAAAAGATTTCAAGATTTTATTGGACGTCATTCAACAGATCCAACTGTTCAACACATTGTTCAGGCAAGAACAATGGCACAAGATAATCTCACATCAGCACAATCTGTTGCAAATGATGCCACCACTTCATATCAAACTCATATCAGTACACCACCAACAGTTCAACCAACTCAACCAGAACAACCCCAACAACCCGCACAAACTCCTCCTCAACAACCTGTTCAACAGAAACCAGCACCAGAACAACCTCCTGCTCCACAACCAGCACCAGAACAACCTCCTGCTCCACAACCAGCACCAGAACAACCTCCTGCTCCACAACCAAAGAAAAAGAAAGAGGAAAAGAAACCACCAGTTGAAATCGCTCCAGAGCAAGCGCAATAAATATTCACAGGTGAAACTTGTGAGTAATGTCTCATTTGGT